TTGATAATGCTCTGGCATAATAGGGCAACCACCCCAACATCCCTCATTAGCAAGTAATGATATCTTAACTGGTTTACCTATGTCAGCACAATATTCCTTTGCTTTCATGATGCGATCTAACTGATCACGATCACGCATTAAATCTCTATCAAGATTTACATAATGAAATCCTGCTTCTGCTAATTGAACTATTTCATTAGGTCTTGTTACTTCCCTAAGAATAGTATTCTTAATGAATAGATCTGGATATTCTTTTTGTATCTGTCCAGTTAATACCCATGAAGTATGAGGAAGAGTTACTATTTTAACTCCTCTATCATACAATGGTTTAAAGTTTTCAATCCATATATTGAGATTCTTCTGATCTGGTCGTACCCATATATTATTAAAGGTAGCAGATAAAGGAATATCTACTTGTTCCTGTATCCATAGAGCATTCTTTGCTGACTCTCTAGGGTCAGAAACAAAGACATCTCCCATAGCATCCTGTGCAAAAGGTGCTATACGACAAGTAAAGTATAGATCATATATTATATCCCTATGTTCTTTTAAGAACGGGATAAAAATATTTTGTATAAATTTCCAATCACTCTTTGGGTTGATCGGAAGACTGAAGCATTTTTCCGTCAACATCATGTTTAATTTGATCAAGTAGTGGTATGTTCATTCCTTCTTCAATCCCGTGGAAACTTGGGATATTGATATCAGGTGATTCGGCGTATGCTTTAAAATACTTATCTGTTCTTCCTTGTATCTTTGCCATAGATACTTTCATTAAGCAGGAATATTGTGATGCTAGATCCAAGATTTGCATCTGATCATCTTCTTTCATCATAGCAATAGAATCCATGTTACCTACACTGATTCTACCATGAGAAACAATATCCAATGCTGCCTGTTTACCCATACGAGCAACCCAGTATCTCTTCTCCTCTTCGTCACTCCAATCTGCCTTACTCATTAAGTCTTCTAGACTATCAGCATTCCTTTGAATAAACTCAATGAAAACATTGTGCTCATAATCAAGTTGCATCAGTCTTCTATCCCACATACCAACATCTAGATTGAAATCATCGACATCGATCTGTGCCATTTCTATTTCTAATTCGTCACCTTTCTCTATAGATTCTGCTAATTGTTTCTCAGCTCTTTTAACATCACATAAACTCTTTCTTTTTCCAATCTCCATCTTCTTTCGATTGTGCTCTCTCTGCTCAATCTCAAGTAATGCTTGTTTAAATTGCCTATCATTAGTGACATGTGAAGCAATCACATAGTCCTGAATCTGCTGATTAGACATTCCAAGAGCAACCTTTTTGGAATACTCCTTAATTTCTTCTGCTGTTAGACTCATAATAAAAAATTATATTTTAGAATTTTATACCAGGTTTTACTTCTTTTCTTATTATACCATAAGAAGGATGATCGTAGGTTCTTCCTTCGTCCTCTGCTTGTGCTTGAGGCATTAGGAGTCCCATCTTATCTTCAAACAATACATTCAATTGTCTAATTGTAGTACAGTTATTAAATAATTGCTTTAAACTAACCATCTCAAGATAGTAAGATTTAACACTCTTATCATAGAATGCTTTCTTCTCAGCAATTTGAGCTTTTAGTTTTTCTACTGTAACGCCTTTTGCTGTTGCTAATTCTGGAATAATAAAGTTAGTTGCATTATTCAGATCATCAATCTGATATTCCCATACCTTCTTTTCTATTGCAGAAGCACCTTCATCAAGAGCAGCAAATCTTTTAGCGTAAATATCTTCGATCATGAGTTTCGCAAGAAACTTCATTGATCTGAGAATGGTATTCATTCTCTTTTGTGTTACAGGAACTACATTCTTTGATGCATCAACCCAAAGATCTGAGTAAGTAAGATCATCAAATTTTTCCTGCTCTTCTCTTTCGTCAGCAGGTACTTTAATGGTGGTACGAATATCACCAAAGTGTCTTAAACCAAAGAATGCTGTTTCTTTATCTAACTCAGTAACCCTTTCAGCAAATGATGCTTGTTGGTTAATTGAGTTAAGATCCTCAGAATCAAGCGAGTATACACACCATTCCAATACTTGAGTTATTGGAGCATAAGTGGATAACTTATCCGTGTCTGGATTTTTTGCAATAAAGTATCTTTGTGCCATTTTAAATACCTGTGTATCCTGATGCTAAGGTTCCCCATTCTACAGCAGCACCAGATGCTCTGCCACTTGTACCTGTAGAGTTCAAACTACCATTCCAGCTGAATGAGTGAGATGATAAGTTAATCCATCCACCTTGATTATTCTGCTGTCCATTATACATTCCATTCATGAATCCGTAAGACATACCAGTGTGGTTTGTTTCTTCCCCAGTTGTTCCTGGTTTACCAACTGAACCGAGGTTTGATCCAGTTTCATCATTTCTTCTGGTTAAAGCAGTGTTGGTTTGATAACCACCTGATTCGTTCCAGTAACTATGTCCTTTTCTAGTAGACCATGTTTTGTTAGTTCCGTCTGTACCAGGACGGTTATTCCAACTAGACCATGACTCAGTTGCCCAAGCAAAGGAATATCCATTACCACCTTGCTTATACCAACCATACTTTTCTCCATATCCACAGGCAGGGTTGTCTCCACCTGATCCACCTGATCCACTAACAGTTGTTACACCATCATTGGTTAAGTCAAATCTATCTGGTCTATCATTATTATTACCACAAACATAAGCGTACTTAAAGTCCCTTTGCATAACAGAAGTTCTGTTTCTGGAAGTGGACATGTTTGTTGATGTACCTCCGTTACTCTCACTAACCATGTTGAAAGTAGATACTGCGTTACCAGTACTGTTCCAACCGTTAGCAGTACAGAAGACATATGCTCTACCAGCAGAGTTTCTTGCTCCAGCAGTGTAAGCATCAGAATAGGTGATCTGGTCACCTAAGTTTGCCATAGATTGTGTGGAATGAGTACATCTGTTTACATTCCTCCAAGAAGATCCACCACGATATCCAGCAATAGGATATCCTTTGGTGATATTAAAACCATCTTCAAAACTTACGGAAGTTTCCCAGAAAGCATTAGTACCATCAGATTTCAATACAGCACCTACCGTGGAGTTTTCTCCAGATGCATACTGTGTTGGTAATGTGGTGAAAGGAGCACCTTGCACCAGCAAAGACCCACCTATATCGATATTACTACCAAAGTTTACAGTTCCATTGCTGTTAAGGGTAATGTTTGGTGTCGTACCACTACCAGCAGAACTATATTTCAGTTGATCTACTCTTAATTCTGAAGCCATGTCTCAGATTGCTCTCCTGTCTTATATATTTAGCAAGGTTTAAATAACAACCCAACTACCACCACTAGCGATGGTAACTACGATATTATTATTTACGGTTATTGGACCTGCACTCATGCAATTATGGTTATTAGGTACAGTTATGTTTTCACTTACTGTACTTCTATTACACTTGAATACTCCATAAGTATCTATCCATTGTCTGTCTCCATTAGCATAGAGAACACTATCATTGGTTTGGTTATTGAAGTTTTGTCCTTCTATATTACACTTACCACTGATGTGCATTTCATAAGTTGGGTTAGACTTATTAACACCAACCTTGGATAATCTATAGATATCAGTACCGTTAGAAGCCTGTGTCCAACGAGAAGTTACGAATTCAGAGTTGTTCTGGAATAGTTGACCATTGATGTTCATGTCTCCTTGAACATTCAAATAGTAACTTCTATTTTGATTGTTCTGAGGATCAGTTCCAGAAGTAGCTGATGTGTTAATAGTAACTCTTCTATCACCAGTAACTAAGAGACCAGGAGTACTATCCCATGAAGTACCACCATTGTTTGTAGATGGTGTTATTTCAAATGCATTACTCCATCCAATCTGGTTACCAATTCTAAAGTTCCTTTGTGATGAAGCACCTTTAAAGTAGATAGGAGCACCAGAGTTATCATTTGCAGTATCAATATAAAGATCTCTTGTGAATGTTGAACCCTCTACTTCTAATGTGTAGTCTGGTTCTCTGTTGATATTAACACCCATCTTTCTGTGGGCAATAATATCACCAACAACTCTTAAGTATAATTCTGCTTCAGATCCAAAGAATGTAAATCCTTCACCATACTCTGAGTTAGGTGACATCGAATCAGAATGATGATACTTAAGTTGACCAACTTGTGTAGGTGCTCCACCAGGAACATGATCACTGAATCTAATTCTAGCACCAGAGGCTAGAGCATTAGTTGTAGTACGAATGTAAATACCATCATTACCAACAACATCTAGAGTAGATAGTGGGTTAATTCCAGCATTAATACCAACTTCGTTAGCAGAAGCATCAACGAATAAAGCACCACTATCAACATTCAAGTCATTACCTAGAGTTGTTACTCCAGTTATACCTGCTGTACCACCAACACTCAAGTTAGAAGAACCACCTGAGATATTAAGTGTACCAGTCATGGTATCACCAGTCTTCAAGACATTGAGTGAAGAAGCACCAGTTATATTTGCTGTGATAGTACCAGCAGCAAAGTTACCAGATCCATCACGCTTAACAGCAGTATTAGCAATGTTCTGAGACTGGAATGTAATATTACCAGCGTTCCATACAGTACTACCGTTAATATCTAAACCATCAGCATTTGCTACCTGAATGTTTAATGTACCAGAACCATCAGTTGAAGTACCACCAGTAGCAACAATAGAAGCATTGAAGTTAGATGGAGCACTAGCAGATGAACGGAAGTAAATTGCTGGTGAGGTTGCTGTTCCATCAGTTCTACCTAATTTAAGGAGAGCTGTTCCTGAAGAACTTTCTAATCTAGTTACCTCGAAGGTATTACCATCTTCTATTGTGAAGTCTTGGAATGGAACTCTGTTACTTGCAGTACCAACTGTAAGAGCACCAGTAAAGTTACCAGAAGTTAATCTACCACTTAAGATACTGTAGTCATTAAAGTTATCGTTAACATCATCATTAATTGCTATAGAATCAATAGTGAAACTACCAACCGCCTGAGCATTAGCATTATAAAGGTTAACAGCATTACCTGGTGAGAATGGTGAACTGTTTAATATTAATCCTTGTACATATATCGCATACTTAGGATCTCCTAAGAACGACTTAATAACTACTCTATCTTGATATGCCTTAGGACTAATGAATTCTGGTAATCTATTATCAGAAAGATTTCCAGAGTTAATGTTAAGAGCATTCTGATACCAATCACCTTGTCTGTTATCTAATCTATCAGCATCAAGATCTGAATCTACACCATCGTTAAGTGATGTCCAAACCTTACCCCATGAACCAAATGTGGTGACTCCAGTACCAGAACCTCTGATCCACATGTTATCATTATCAGTGAATGCAAGTTGTCTTACACCACCATAAGTAGCATCGAAACCAGAACCACCATTTCTGATAGTCATAAGTAAGTTTCTAGTACCACCATCAGAAAGACCGTTAGCACTGTTGAATACAGTGTTAGCAATGATACCTTCAACGAAGTTGTTTGGAGTTGGGTTTGATGTAGGGTTGTTAGTACCTGTTATCAAACGAATTGTATTCTGAGATGAACCAGAAATACTAATGTTGTATGTACCAGATAGTCTATCCGTAGGTAATGTACCAGAGTTCTGATTACCAGAGTTTAGATAGAACGCACCTTGAGCACCGTCAAGAAGGTCAGCATCTAATCCACTGTCAGCACCAGTCTTAAGTACAACAGAACCATTACCTGCTAAACCAATATCAAATTGTGATTTTTTAAATCTAGAAACACCAATTGTACCGTAGAGGTCAGCAGAAATTGTTTGATCTGTAACTCTCTGAACGTCAATAGCAACGTTAGCATACTGTCTGTTAACAGTACTTACTTTAGCTTCTAATACTAGACCAGATCCAGTACCTATTTGTGTTGGAGCAACTGTAATTGAGAAGTCAGCACTATATCCTGTACCACCGTTGGTTACAGTTACATCAGTTACTGCGTTACCAGATACAACTATATTTGCTTTTAGTTCAGTACCAGATCCACCTGTTAGTGGTACATCATAGTATTGACCATTAGTGTATCCAGAACCAGCATTAGAAATAATAACGTCATCAACGAAATTACCTTGAGTATATGTTGACTCGAAGGTTACTGGAGAAGCACCCCTTTCAAATTCAATAATCGTACCAGAAGCAATCGTCTGGTTGACTGGGTTGTTGATTGAAACTGTAGTTAATCCACCAGCAGTTACAATACCTGTAATATTTGTGTTTGCCTGTATTCCATTAACAGTGTTCTTAACTTCATGACCAATCAGAGCATTCTGGTTTGTCTGGAATATTAGTGAGTTAGTTCCACTAGTTGCCTGTGAATACAACTGAGCAAAGTATCTATTTTCTGCACCTTTAATTGATTGCATTGCAAGTGCATAGTTCTGGTCTCCTCTTAAGAATGTGAAGGAGTTAGCAGAACCACCTGATGCCAATCTATCTGTTTCAATAACACCAGATGTAATATCAGCAGCAGCAATTTGGTTAGTAGATAGTGATACCCAGTTAGAAGCAAGAGAAGAAGATGTGTTTACAACACGGTTAATATTAACTGTTGTAGCAGTTGGTGTTGTACTATCATCGAATGTATCAGTATCTTCAATCTTAAGCTTGTTAACAATAGTACCATACAATCTACTTTCAATTAAGCAGTTACCTTGTGCTTGTGTTCCAGCTCCTGGAGGTGCAGCGAATGTGATTGTTGGAGCAGTAGTATATCCTTTACCACCAACAAATCCATTAAAGTCAACAATAGTAGCAGTAACAACTTCACCGTTAGCAATAGTACATGTAACAGCAGCAGCAACTGCACCACCACCAGGATTACCTCCTGAAACTGTGACAGCAGGAGCAACTGTATATCCAGAACCAGAGTTAGTAACGTTTACCTGATAAACAACACCTTGTCTGTATTCTGTAGACTGAATACGACCACCAGATACACTACCTTCAAATATATCTCCGATAGTAAATGCTAAGTTAGAATCATATGCAAATCCTAAGAATAGACTTGTTAGGTCATTGTTCAAGATGAATGACTGTGATGTATCCTGTTGGATAGCGATGTCACCAGCAAGAGCACCTTCTAGTGCTAATCTTTCTGCCTGATCAGCAACAGTGTAAACACTGAATGGTCTCAAAGCAGGAATCTGGTCAACAGATATCTTACCTGAGTCTGTTAGTTCAACCAATGCTCTAGGAACAGCGTTCGTAGAGTAGGGTTTGTTAATATATGGACCTAAGTTATTTGTAATATAATCTTTAACTGCCTTCTGAGTAGGTAGTTTAGAGTCAGATGCGTTTGCACCACCCAATGTGTTGGAGTCATCGAATCCAGTAACAACAACGTCACCACCTTTTAGTTTCAAGAATTCAACTTCAGAGATCGTAACCGTACCAGTGAAGGTAATGTTACCAGTTCTGTTCTCAATTCTAGCGAATGTACCAACCTTGAAGTCTCCTAGTTCGTCAGTACCAGAGACATATACACGACCATAGTTCTGTGATACCTGTTCGTTTGCCTCTATCTTAGTACCACCGTTCTCAGGTAGAGCAAGGTAGTTAGTACCAGATCCAGCAAATTCCCATGTATGAGATGAGGAGTTAACAATAGATGGTCTGTGTAAGTTAATAGTCTTACCAAGTAATACACTTGTAGATACTGCCTGACCAGTAGCAACATCAGTCAGATCCATTCCACCACCAGTACCATCATCAATGGTTAACTGAGCAGAGAAAGGAGGACCAACTGTAACTGCTGAAACTACATCAACGAAGTATTCAATTTCAGTATTAGTATTGGTATAACCATTAATCTTAACAACATAATGCTCTAGTGGTTCTCTTCCTAATCCACTAACTGTAAGTATTGTTCTACCAGTAGGAGTAGAAGATACGTTAGAGATAGTTGCAATATCAAATACGTATGGAGTAGCACTAAATCCAACACCTCTTAATGCATACTGACCGAAGTTAGTAGCAGAGTTAGTGATAGATGCATAACCACCAGACTCACAAAGAACACCGTCTGCACAGAAGATAACGAATACAGAAACTAACTGTACATAACCATCGTTAATAATCTTATATCCAGTACCACCGAAGGAAACGATAGTGAATGCAGATGCAACCATCGACTTACCCTGATTAGGATAAGTTGCAGTACCGTCAAGTTCTAATCCAGCAAACGGACAGTTAGGTTGCTTAACCTTAGCACCATCAACGAATGCACCATTACCACCTAAGAAGGAGATAACAG